TACTGGTGCTTGTGCCAGTGCTAGCGCCCACTACGGTGTTTCCAGCAGGACCCGTTACATATCCAGCGCTGTTTCCAGCAGGTCCGGTGACTTGACCCGCACTCACGTTACTTCCATTATAAGTGGAATAAGTGGCAGTCCCCGTGTAATTTGTATTGCTATTGGTCATGTCGGTTGAACTTGTTGTTGTGGAACTGCTAGTACCATTCGAATAGTAAGTGGTTGTGGTTTGTTGTCCACTTGAATTCTTCGTTGTCACTTGAATAACATATTGTCCGTTGGAGTAATAAATTTTGGCAGTATCGCCGTTTTGCGAAGTAAATTTGAGAGATGAAATGTTCACAGGTTGTGTTGACGTTGTTGTTGAACCCGTACCAGGATTATAAGTATAAGTTGTTCCTGTGCTATCTGTCACAATAATAGTGTATTTGCCATTGTTATTAAAAATTTGGGCTTTTCCACCATTTGGACCATAATATGTGGAAGGATAGTTGGCACCACTATAATGATTATAATTGTCATAACTATTTGTGTTCACGTATCCATTCACATTTGAACCTGTATATACATTTCCATTGGGTCCTACAACGACACCCGCACTATTTCCACCGGAACCCGTTACACTGGCGCTAGACGCACCATTATCGTAAGTTTGCTGTGTTGCAGTGAATCCTTCTAGGAAACTTCCTAAAAAGGAGGATAAAATGAGTCCTATCAATAAAATAAGGAAAAGAAATAATGCTTTATTGAACATGTTTGTATAATCTATATGGTGAAAATATTTGATAATAATCAATAACTTTTTCTCTCTTTGTATTGATTTTCAACTAGAAAAATATTTAGAATTCATTCTTTTTACAAGAAAACTCAACCGGTGTTTTCAACAAATCTATCGCGAGAGAACCGAAAAAATTGATTTTGTTTTGTATTTAAATATATTACAATCAAAACAACAATATATGGCAAAACTATTAGAAACATGTTATAATAAAGACCCATCCGTTGTGGAAATCGGCGTGGACGAAGTGGGTCGTGGTCCCTTGTTTGGACGCGTATATACTGCTGCCGTAATTTTACCCAAAGATGATACATTTGACCATCATCGCATGAAAGATAGTAAAAAATTCACCAAGACAAAGAAGTCGAAAACACCCCCAGCACCGACAAAAAGTGGCGCTGTCAGAAAACCGCGAAAAAATAGAAAGGAGACCATCGAAGAAGTTGCCCAATATATTAAAGAAAATGCGTTGGCGTATTCCATTAAATACGAGGATGAAAAAACGATTGACAAAATGAATATTTTACAAGCAACACAGTCAAGTATGCATAAGGCAATTCGCAATGTTATACAACAGTACGACCCTACATTGGGTGAAATAGACAAAAAATACTTGTTGTTAATTGACGGTAATTATTTCAACGCATACACGCGGTTCCATCCAGAAAAAAAACGTCTAGAACAAATAGATAGTGTTTGTGTTGAAGGTGGTGATAACAAATACAGTGCGATTGCTGCAGCGTCCATCTTGGCCAAAGTGGCGCGCGATGAGTATATACAAGAATTGTGTGTAGAAAACCCCACTTTGGTAGAATATTATAACATAGACAGCAACAAGGGGTATGGTGCGAAAAAACATATGGAAGGGATTCAAAAATATGGAATAACGAAATGGCATAGGAAAAGTTTTCGACCTTGTAGAATTCAAGAAGACGATGATGAGGTCGGTGTTGAGATTATGGACGAGGAGGAGGAATAGCGCGCGTTCTCATTCGATTCTTGTAAATAATATCCTTGTTGTATCCTCCGTCTCCACCAAAAGTCCCATATGTTCCGCCAAATGGTCCCAAATGACCGTGTGGTTTTTTTTCGGCGTAACCTTCTATTTGTTTTTGATTTCGCCAGAATAATAAACCTATACAAAATACCAATAAAACACACAATACACAAAATGAAATAGAGTGCGTTTTCATTATACTAAAAAGATAGAAAAAAGTAACGGTTAACTCGTCATTACGTTGCTCACACAAAAACAGCAATATCCAACGGTATCCAAAAAATGGGACTTTAATGCATCATAATTAGTTTTAGAATGAATATTTAAATTTTCATTACGTATTTTCAAGTGAGACTTAAAACTTATCTAAATACTAGATTATCAGGAGGGGTCGCAGGGTTGCAAGCAATTGTAACCAGCCCTAGGTTCCCTGCTACTCAAAAAAAATTGAATAATTTTTTCATAAATATTATTAGAAACAATTTAAAGAGATACGTGAGTATAAACGATGAAGTTTCTAATCTTTGACACCGAGACAACTGGTCTTCCTCCAAAAGACGCAAAGAACGTTTCCTTGGTCAATTTCCAGCAATGGCCTCGGGTCGTGTCGTTGAGTTTCATCGTTTATGACTCCGACACGAAATTTATCAAACTGTTTGATAAGATTGTGCGGTTGCCTGACGATGTTGAAATGACGGAAGAAACCGTGGCGTTACATGGCATTACGAAAGAAATGTCGCTAAACCAGGGTCTTCCCATTTTGGATGTGCTGAATGAGTTTTTGGAGCAATATTATTTTGCGGATGTTGTCATCGGGCATAATGTACAGTTTGATGTGAATATGGTTATGTCGGAGTTGTATAGAGTGGGTGCGGACTCACTTTGTAATGAGGGACAAATTCAAACGTATATTCAACATTTAGCGATTGACTTGAGAACAAGAAACAGTAAAATTTATTGCACGATGAAAGCAGGCAAGGATATTTGCGCGATTAAAGCCATGGATAAACTTGGAAAGGCGTATATTAAGTCGCCAAGGTTGATTGAATTGTATCGGCAACTATTTGGAGAGAATGATCAAGCAACGGGGTATAAATTGGCAGTGAATAAGTTACACAACTCATTGATTGATGTGTTGGTTACCTTTCGGTGTTTTTACCAAATACAACACAATGTAGATATTTGTAGAGAGGATACGTCGATAGGGGAATTGTGGTTGCTGACAATGCGAACATCTACATTTTAATGTAAACAGTAAAAGTGGAGCAAAAATCATACGCTTTTAACGTAAAGAGCAAAATTTAGAAAAATAGGGGGAACCCCCGGTTCCCCCTTGCCCCATCCCCGCCCTTCGGGGAATTCTAATTCCTTACCTTTTCCCATGATAAGATTTCTTGATGAAAAACTGTTATAATCTTCCTGGGTTCCCGGTGGATAATGCTGTAGAAAAATTCGTATATTATTTCAACGTTTGTTTTGCTCCACTTTTTCAAAAGTGGATAAAGTGCATAAAAAATTGAAACGAAAAATCGTTTTTTTCGTTTCAATACAAATCTCAACTTATATAACACGTGCAACGGAAAATATGGCGCAATACAATCCATTGGAAATTCGTTATTTAGACAAGGGTAGATATTACTCGTATGACGACGAGTTGTATCATAAAACTTTCCCCGAGGAATGGGCAACTAGTCACGAACTTGGAACGGGACCGAAATCGTGCAAGAATTGTCAAGCCTATGGTCATTGGAATGGTGTATTTATTGGATACTGCACGAATTGCGCGGTCCACGTCTATGAAGGAACTCGCGGATGCGGTTTTTTTCGCCCAGGAAAAGAAATTGAAAATGAAGAAAACTCAAGGTATGTTTCTGCGTTTGATACATATCTTAAAAACGTCAACTTTGACGAGGTAGGTGATATAGATTTCTGCGATTCAGGTAATCTTCGAGAAAGACAATTGGAAGTTGCGTATTTTGAAAAGTTACAAGACTTTTGCGAAAGAAACGAAGACAATGTTTGTGCATGTTTGAAGGAATATGGAATGTGTAAAAGTTGTGGATATGACAGCGAAGATGATGAAAAATGGCGTTTTTATAGTGAAAATTTGACAAAACGCGAAGAACTTATTGACGAGGGATTGGATTTTGTAACTTGGGAAATAGATAGAAAACCACGTTAGCAAGGTTTCAAAATTACCTCACGCTCACTATTATATAGTAAAAATTAAAAGTCCACTTTTTCTAAAAGTGAACTGAGATTTTGCTCCACTTTTTCTAAAAGTGGACTACGCGCTACAAGACTCGCAAATATCCTCATCTTGTTCTGTTCCTCCCGTATGACTCGCCTTCTCCGGTTCAATAGAAAACATTTGTGCTTGATGTTTCGCCTTTCTTCTCAAATAATAAATACCCGTTTTCAACCCTTTTTTCCATGAATAAAAATGCATCGACGTGAGTGTGTTGTAATTCGGGTCTTCTAACCATAAATTCAAACTCTGACTTTGACATATAAACGCCCCCCTATCCGCGCTCATATCAATCAAATGTTTCATCGGGATTTCCCAAACAATCTTGTATTTATTACGCACATGTTCTGGCAACAAGTTCAAGTGTTGGATACTTCCCTTATTCGCAATGATATTATTTTTGAGTTGGTCGTTCCATACTCCTAATTCAATCAAGTCTTTCATCAAGTATTTATTTGGTAAAATGAATTCTCCCGCTAATGTTCGTCTACTATAAATGTTACTTGTCAATGGTTCAAAACATTCATTATAACCCAAAATTTGAGATGTACTCGCTGTTGGCATTGGCGCCAACAACAACGAATTACGAATACCCCATTTCACGATGGACTCTTTCAACGCCGTCCAGTCATAGCGTTCATTGGATGGGTCAATGTTCCACATGTCAAATTGTAAAACACCGCGGGAGGCAGGGGAACCTTCAAAAGAACTATATGCGCCCGCATGGTCTGGCGTTAAATTCAAAACTTCCGCTACATTGATATTCATATCGTTGGTCTTGCTTGTAAAAACCACATTTTTATCGGGCAACATTTTTTTCAGTTCAGGAAGTTGATGAAAATTTTTCGCGATTTCTTGTGATTCACGCATTGACGCGTTGCGTTCAATCGCAATCTCATTACTGCGTTCCAGTGCGCCATGATAAATCGTCTCAAAAATATGCTTGTTAATGGTTTTCGCGTCTTCACTATGAAACGCGATATCCATCATAATAAATGTGTCGGCGAGTCCTTGAACTCCAATACCAATAGGTCGATGCAACATATTACTTCGACGGGTTTTCGGCGTTGGATAAAAATTCACATCAATAATCTTATTCAAGTTGGTTGTGATGACTTTGGTAACTTCATGCAACTTGTCATAGTCAAACGACTTGTCTTCACGAACGAACGCGGGAAGGGCAATGCTTGCCAAGTTACATACGGCAGTCTCGTTTTCGTCAGAGTATTCAATAATTTCCGTGCATAAATTACTGCTTTTGATAACGCCCAAGTTTTGTTGATTTGATTTTTTATTGGCGGCGTCTTTAAATAAGAGATAGGGTGTTCCAGTCTCCATTTGTGCGTCCAATATCTTGAACCATAAATCGCGCGCTTGTACGACCTTGCGCCATTTTCCTTCATTCTCATATTGCTCGTATAAAGTGGTGAATTCTTCGCCGACCGCATTAGCCAATCCAGGGCATTCATTCGGGCAAAAAAGACACCATGTTTTGTTTTCCTTTACGCGTTCCATAAAAAGGTCACAAATCCAGAGTGCGTAAAAAAGGTCGCGCGCTCTCATCTCTTCGTCTCCATGGTTTTTTTTCATATCTAAAAAGTCTTCGATATCGGGATGCCATGGTTCCAAATAAATGGCGAATGAACCATTGCGTTTTCCACCTTGATTGATGAAGCGGGCAGTATCATTGAAAACCTTCAACATGGGGACAATTCCGGTGGATTTTCCGTTGGTGCCACGAATAAGAGAACCTGTTGCGCGAATGTTATGGATATGGAGACCAACTCCGCCCGACCACTTGGATATTCGGGCGCAATCCTTTAGCGTGTCATAAATGCCGTCCAAACTATCGTCTTCCATGGCGATTAAATAACAGGAACTCATTTGAGGTCTCGGAGTTCCCGCATTGAATAGAGTTGGGGTTGCGTGTGTGAAGTATTTTTGCGACATGAGGTCATAGGTTTCTTTCACGGCGGTTAGGTCGTCACCATGAATACCGATGGCCACACGCAACCACATGTGTTGGGGGCGTTCAACAATTTCGTCCTTGACCTTGAAAAGATAGGAGCGTTCTAGGGTTTTAAAACCGAAATAATCAATCAAGTAATCTCGTTGATAGTTAATCATGTTTTCTAGGACATCGCGGTTTTCTGAAACGACGTTCCATAACTGGTCAGATACAATCGGGGATTGTTTACCTTGTACGTCGCTAAAATGATAAAGACGGTGGATAACTTCGTAAAAAGAGTCGGATGTATTTTTTTGATGATTACTTACGACGATGCGTCCGGACAAGACACCATAATCTGGATGTTGTGTAGAAAGGGACGCGCACTGTTCAGCGGTGAGTTCATCGATTTTTGTAGTGGGAATAGTGTCGTATAACTGGTCGATGACCTTGATGACAAGGGAGGAATAATTGATTTGAATTTGAACTTCTTGGCCAATTTTTTTGATACGATTTAGGATTTTATCAAATGCGACGTCTTCCAAGAGACCATTTCTTTTCGTAACACGCATTTCGTTGTTGTTCATGTTGTGTGTCTATAATAAGATAAAGGGAAGAGTTTAATATCTTTTCGTAAATACATTTATTCGAGAAAAAATATATGGTAATATTATAATGCCGAGATATGCGACAAAAGTTAAACGCGTTAAACGCGGAACAAGGGGTAAAAGAACGCGTAGAAATGTTCGAGGAAAAAAGAGAACCGTAATACGCCGACCACGAAAGTATATGCGTGGTGGGTGTGACAAATGTGGTGATGATAATTGTTCGGGATGTAATGGGAGGTTTACTAATTTTAGATTTTCAACCGCTGTTTCAGCGCCACCAGCAACAGCACCAGCAGCGCCAAAGCGAGACCCGGATATTTTAAACCCGAATAGTTATAGTGAATATGACGATTTTATGAAGAGTAATGGGTTAGATCCGTTTGGTTCTAACGGAGTTCCAACCAAGTGAAATAGTTATTTTCAAAAATGACGGAATGTTATTTCACAGACCCATTAAATTTATACATATGTATATTATAGCATATGTATAAAGGCAAAACAGCAATCATATTTTTATTTGTCATAATGACTTTAGGCGTCGCCGTTTCTCTCGCGTTTAATTTAGAGGGATTCACTCAACGCACCAACAGTTTAGAAAATGCTGGAAAATATCCCGAAAGCGACACCTACCCTTTATTGAATAGTTATCCGTATACTGGCGCCAAATATGTTAGTGGTAATGGAGAAAACAATATATGGTGGCATTACCCCATTTTCCCAGTTGGTTCATACGCACAAATCACAAATAACTTGAAATATCAACGCAACCCAGATAACGGCGATTGTTCACGCGCGGAGTTTTGCGGAGCACTTTACAAGGACAACCAAGGAAAAACAAATTACGCGGAGGTTTTGCCTCCGACACCACCAACGTCTAGCGAAGAAACGCGTGTCAATTATTACAATTCAAATAAGAATTTATTTTTGGGGCATCAGTCCAACGGACTTCCCATTTTGCCGTAAAAAAGTATTGCGTTATTATAAAGAATGAGTTATGATCTCGACGATGCAAGAGATGCAAGATACTACGACTACGATCAGAATTCAGATCAAGAATCAGAACCAGGGTCATATTCTAGTGACAATTATAGAAATTATGATATAACTGATGAAAGTGACGAAGAGTTTAAAGACGACGCTATACCAACGGAACCAACCAACAACAGCGATATAGACTTGAACGATTTAGTTGAAAAAACAATAAAAGACCGAGTTTTCTCTCAAGTAGACTTTGCAGATAAAAATTTTACAGGAACTACTTTTGAAAATGTCACGTTTTCAAGAGCAGTATTTACAATTACAACAATTTTTGAAAATACAAAATTTATAAATTGCAATTTGGTCAATGTTGATTTTAATGGGTCAGCTACCGAAAAAATATCACTGGAAGTAGTTGAATTTGAAAATTGTAAGTTAAGGAAAATTACATTTAATTATTGTAAATTTGATCATTTAATCATGTTTAAATGTGAGTTTTCTAATGAAAAAAACCCTTTTTTTTTTAGTAAAATTCCTAAAACAGAGTTTAACAACTGTAGTTTTTCTAATATTATAATTTCAGAGTGCAATTTTTCAAATGTTATTTTTAGAGGGGAACCAGATTTTAGAAATGATCATGAAAATTCAGAAAATATAATTGAAAAAACACATTTTATAGGTTCTGTTTTAAAGGGCGCAAAGTTTGATGGTTTAGAACTAAATGATTTAGATTTTGGATGGGCCGTGTTGGACAATTCTACATTTAATGGAAGTGTTTTAAATAATGTTGATTATACACATGCAGAACTAAATGATTCTAAATTTATTGAAACCACTATAACTGACGCATCATTTTTAAACGCCAGAATGCAAAAAGCTACGCTAAAATTTACACAAGATAAAAACGGGAAGTTCGTTTCTTTTGAACAAGCTAATTTAACTGGGGCAGATTTTTCACATTCAACCTTTCAAAACTTTAATTTTAAACGTGCAGATTTAACAGAAAGTATTTTTGAAAATTCAACGTTAAAAAATGGGAGTTTTGAAGACGCAACTTTATTGTATGTAGACTTTCAAGATACCGTTTTTGGCAATGTTAATTTTGATGATTCTAACTTAAAAGAATTAAAAATAGAAGAAGTGAATGACGACGAAAAACACAAAGACGTTTACTTGGAAGAATACACAATAAAAGAATACATTGAAGAAGATAAAGAAGATAACATAGTTTTGAAATTTGATAAAATGATTGTTTTGACAAAAAAAAGTATTTTGAAAGAATTAATAAAATATGGCGATTGCGATAACGGAATTGTATATATTTGTAAAGAAGTTTCCACTGCTTTAACAATTACAAGAGATAAATTGAAGGATGAAACACCATATTTAAATATGAGAAGAATCGGACCGGTTGATGGAATCATTTTAGTAGAGGAAATTGAATATGTAATACAGAGTTGTAAACATTATTTTACAACAGAAAAAATGCCAAAAGAATACGACGCACCTAGCGTTGTCAGTTTTTCTGTTTATAGACCAGAATGTAGTCGCAATGTTGTGTCACGATCGCATTGTCAAGCCGGGCAGGAACAAGGCGTTTATAAAATAAAACCTTTCAAACCAAAGTTTGTCACGAGCGAACAAATGGAAACGTCGCCTAAAACCCCTCGTTTAGTTTCCTCTCTTAAGAGAGATGAAGTGTCACGACCTCAAAAAACTTCTCCAAGAACGCAAAGAACGATTCCAACAACGCCTCCAAGAAGTTTAAGAACTGACGGAATAGTTGCGAGAAGACGAATGCCGACTCCAACAAGTTCGTCGTTGCCACTTCTAGATATAGAGAGAATACCAAGAACACCGTCGCCAGATCTAGATATACCTAGATCGCGCAATCCTAGTTTTTCAGATGATGAATCAAATGGAGATAGACTTGGAGGTGGTCGTGGTCGTCGCAACCGCACAACGAAGACCAAAAGGTTAAATAAGAAAAAAACACACAAATTAAAAAGTTTTCGAATCCGTTTACGCACGAAAAAAGGAAAACACAACAAGATGAGAAAGACTCACAAAAAACGAAAATATTATAAACAACGATAAGTTCATCAGGGAACAGGTGTTGACGTAAGAGGTATCAAACACCCATTGCTCTCTTCCGTTTTTATAACAATAATATTTTGTTCTTTTTTCACACGTTTTGTTGCGGCGCGATGTTCGCAACCAGTAACCCTCTCTTTTTCAATCGTAGACCATAGGTCTTTCAAAACCCCGACGTTATCTTGAAACCATTTTTTGTTTCGAAGAACAAGAACACAACTAATCGTGTTTAATTTCCAATATATATTTTTCACCCATTGTAACCCAATTGTGTCTATCAAATGTTCGCTCCATGTTTCAAAATCTTCGTGACTCATGTCAATCGGTTTATATTCATAGTGAGGGTTTCCATCCGATTTCGTAAAATAAACAATTGCTCCTTTAAATCCATTTGGATACAAGGAAACGTCGTCATCCAAATAATCTTGTTCTGTTTCATACTCTATAAAATGTGTCTCCAAAAAGTCGCACTCATCCAAGTTACACGTCTCCATTTGAAGTTGCATTTGTATCCAGTAGTCTTTCTTAGGAACACCGACAATCTCTCTTGAAAACGGGTTTTTTATTTCCAACATGCGACCATATCTATCCGACGTGGGGTCAACAATGATGCCATCGGGTGACGCGCCCAAAAAAGAATAATATGGGTGTTGAATACAACCAAAGTCGCCCACTTTGGTATGATACAAGTGTTCATACAACATTACAGAAACGGGTTCGTATCTTTGACCCAAGTGGGTAGGGGAATTTACATTTACTTGTGGTGTAATCACAATAGTTCCATCGTCGCCTGGCATTGGTTTACATTTGTCGTAAATCAACGAGTTTTTAGAACATTCACTACCAAACACCTTAAACGCATTACTCGCTGTTATAAGTCCATGTCGAAACTCATACCACTCTTTGGTGCGCTGTTGTGGTTGTGGCAAGTTTTGTAGTGTTTCAATCTGTGTTTGAATTACAGTCGTGTTGGGTGAAAAACGTACAAATGTTGTTTCGTAAGAACGAGGTGGAATAAATTCATCGTAAAATAGGTCACATGCAATGTTGATTTTTTCTAAAAGAATGGGTTGAATGGTTTCGTGGGAAGCGTCAATGTCTAAAGAAATACACATCAGTTCCAAAACAGAGTCAATCATAGTTTCGTGGAAAGTAGGTTCAGAAATAGCGCAAGGGTCGTTGTCAATGTAATCAAACATCAATTGAAGACATGTTTCAATAACATCGCTTTCGGTTTCTTCATCAAAATCCTCAATTTCAAACTCGGTTTCGTTTTCGTCTTCTTCTTCGTTTTCGCTAGAAGATGCTTCCCAAAAAACGTCATTGTCAATAACATTTTCTAACTCTTCTAATTCGAAAATATTCATAAAATAATAGTTGTTTTCTTTCATAGTTAAAGGAATAATGTTTATATTCTTTCTTATATAAACATTATTTGCGCGGGTTTATTCGTCTGCGACTGAAACTTCCGCATTGTTCTTGGCAGTTCCACGCTTCGGGGGAAGACTTTTCAATGTAGAAACGCGTTTATCCATATTTTTCAACGTAAAATGCTTGTTTGATTTCGTATAAAATAGCGCCGGAATGTTTGTCACTACTCCAGTTTCTTTATTATATTCAACGTCTTTCACCTTTTGTAGTTTTTTTCTATCCAAACAATCTTTCAAAAAAGCAACCAATAGTAGTTGTTCGTCTTCGTTTAAGTTTTTTTCTTTTGCATAATGAACGGCAAACGTAGTCAATTTGCGTGTTTTGATAGTTTTATCTAACTTACTCCAAGGTTCATTTTGAATATTTGTTTTCTCTTCTTCAAGGTATTTTTCCAAGTTTGAGAGGTCTGTAGAAGACTTGGTTTCGGGAACGGCGTTCCCACTTAAAAGCATACTTTTATACTTTATGTTTTTAAGTTCTACACATTCTTCTTTCTTATTCATTCTTACTAATATAGAATGATAAATTAGATTTAATATCTTTTCGTGTATAATATAATATATTATACTAAAACTAAATTAAATGGATAACAACATTGTGAACGGCGACGGAGATAAAAAAGTTACCATATCAGGAACAACCAACCGCTATATGATAAAAAAAGTGACAAGGGGTAAAGAACCACCAAAAATCCGTAAGGAAGCAGAATCCAAGGAGTGGAACGCGGATAAAGAAACCGAACTAAATCTTTTACAAGATATTTGTTCGGGGATTTTCTCTCAAGAGATTCATAGAGACCTTCAAAAACAACTCGAGAGAAAATTGGCAAGTTATAAACAGCAAGATATTCTCAAAAAAAGGTGGAGTGAAAACGAATTTGTCAACATCACGCAACTTATTGATTTATTACTTGAAACGAAATTGTCATGTTATTATTGTTCCAAAGACGTGTTCCTGTTATATGAACTTGTTAGAGAACCGCGTCAATGGACACTTGATCGTATTAATAATGACATTGGACATAACTCTGGGAACTTGGTTATTTCTTGTTTAGAATGTAATTTAAATCGACGGAAAAAAAGCAAAGACGCCTTCTTATTTACAAAAAAGTTAATTATTACAAGGAGCGAGGATTAAATGTTATATCAAAAAAAAATTGAAACGGAGAAAACCAATTAAATCAAAAACAAAACACAAACGCCGACAATGCAAAGATTTAACGAATACGTTGCCAAATTACACGAACAATATGGGGATATTGTTCGTCATGTGAGAAATTTGGTAGAAAATGGAGAATTATCTGAAGAAACCATTCAGATGGTAAGTCATCTTGCGAAAACCCAGGACGAAAGGTATGGGTTCCTGAACGATAATTACACTGGACTACAGAAACATTTCATCGACGATATATTTGAATTGGCACTTGCTGAAAACTGTGATTGGAGGAGTCTTTCCATTGAAGAACAATGTGTAAAAATGCATGATGCTTGGATGCTGGCGTATTTGTATTCGCTCAATGAAACTTACACGGGGTTGACGCCAAAAGAAGAGGGGGTTTTACAACTTGAAAATTTAATTCTTTCTGAGTCGCATTTTGACGAACATATTAATAATAAAGGAAAAGATATTGTAGGTCTTGCTTTTGTAGACATTGATGGAAATTCGTGTGTCTTGAAAGTTCAAGAAAGGCGACTGGCGCAATTTGTTGACTTTGCATTGTTGGAAAAAGAAGAAGTAGTGAAAGACATGACGCCTACAATCGTGATTGGTAACATGGATGCGAGTTGTGTACAATTTCGACTATAAACTCTATAAATTCTATAATATAAATCGTACATCACACATGACACATCATATCAGCATTATCCACCGGGAACCCATGAAGATAATAACAGTTTTTCATCAAGAAATCTTATCATGGGAAAGGTAATGAATTAGAATTCCTCGAAGGGCGGGGAGGTTGCCAGGGGTCGGAGGTCGCTTTGCGACCTCAACCTTATTGCGCGAAGCGCAATTGGGGCAGCAACGCAGTCCGTGGGTTCACCCTATCATAGAATATATTATATGATATATGTATAAATGACGCATAAGTTACACATTCCTGTGCGTTATCTTCCGCGAACTTTGAAAAACCGAGATAAAAAAAAACAAATAAATATGCTTATGAAATCCAGAAAACTTTATAAACAACACAAATATTACACGCGAAAAAAAGTAGATTCATTCAAAAGCAAAAAATCGAATCACGTGAAAGATGCAATTAAATTATACAAACTAAAAAATGTCACACCCAATGCTGCGATGGCAAAGGCAACTGGTTGTTCTATATCTTCGCTAAAAAAAATAGTTCAAAAGGGGGAAGGTGCATACTTTTCTTCTGGTTCAAGACCGAATCAAACCGCACAATCTTGGGGATTGGCCCGATTGGCGAGTTCAGTTACTGGAGGTAAATCAGCCGCAGTAGATTTTAAAATATTGGAAAATGGGTGCGACCACAACAAACGAGCATTTCGACTTGCGGAAAAATCCAGAAAAAAATATGGGTACGGTCATTCAAAAACCAAAAAAGTTTTGGTTGGATAGACTAGTAGGGAACCTAAATCAATAACACTTGTTTATTTTTTGTTTGAAATATGTTCGTATACATATAATTTAGAGGTTGCGTCGCAGTCACCAACCAACTGCGTAAACACGTTGTTATAGTGCTCTTCACTTAAATGGTTATTCCAGTATGTTTGTTTTTTTTCCATAAATTTATACTTATAACTCCGTTAAAATTTTTGCGTTTTAAACCAGTAAAAACAGACACTATATAATACAACATTGTAATGGAATGGAAATGGACTATGGGTGAACCTTGCGAGAGAACTCCGAGGAAAAAGACAGAACCACCTGTTGTAAATTCAAATCATCATGACGCATTCGAACAATCGTTTTTACAGTCCATGCCAACCGAATGCACAGCAGAACTGAATAAACGTGAGGATTTTTATAATAAAATGTCGGAGAGAGAAATGATTTGCCAAGTAAGCCTGAATCCGTTTCGAACTCAAACTACATATGTAGAAGATATGATGTTACAAGACCAATTTTTGAAACCGATTAGCACAAAAGAGGTGGGGGAAAATCGCAACAACAGCAACAACTAAAATTTTAATTTTTAAATAAGTTTGAAAAGGGAAACGTTTATAATTGTAGACAAATGTATATACAATTATATAAAATGTATGGCGATTTTGTTATAAAATATGGAACGCCGAGTTGCAACATCGATATCACTGAAATCGCGCTTCAAAAATGTGTAAGAGGAAATTTATTATATATACCAGCAGATGACTGTATGCGCGCTGTTAAATTTACAGACCCAATGTTTGGCGTAGTGAAAACCATATTTATAACAGACAAAAATAACAACCCACATTGGTGCGACAATAATACAGAAGTTTTTATTGACTTAGTCGAAAACCGTTTAACTTGCGTCAATGTGTCAGAACCTATTCCAGAGCATGTTCCTTTTCAACGACCACGTGATCGACTGAGAAATATTCAAAATAATTTACAGATACAGTTTGGCGCTTTTTCCGAAGAGTATGAAGAACAATTAATGACGGCAACATACTTAACTGGCTCTGAAAAGGTTTTGGAAATCGGAGGAAACATAGGAAGAAACACTCTGATTATTGCTTATATATTGAATCAAAATTCAAATAACAATTTTGTGTCTTTAGAGTGTTGCGAAGAAAGTAGTCGCTTGTTGTTTACGAATAAAACAATCAACAATTTGGATTTTCAAATTGAAAGTAGTGCGCTGTCTTCACGAAAGTTGATACAAAAAGGATGGGACACAATTTGCTCGGATGTTGTGTTAGACGGTTACACTGAGGTGAATAGTATAACATGGGAACAACTGAATGAGAAATATAACATTGAGTTTGATACGTTGGTCTTAGATTGTGAAGGTGCTTTCTATTATATTTTGATGGATACCCCGCAAATATTGGAAAATGTAAAGTTGATTATTATGGAAAATGATTATGGGTGCGTTGAACATAAGAACTTTGTAGATGATACTTTGAAAAACTATGGGTTTGTGTTGGATTATGTAAAAACCGGAGGTTGGGGTACGTGTTATTTCAATTTTTATGAAGTTTGGAAGAAACCGTAGGGTAAAAGTATTTGAAAACAAACGATTTAAACATTATTTGAACCTATAATAATATATTCAAATGTCGGCGTCAAGATTTTCAACCCAAAATGATTTATTATTGAATAATTTACTAAGTTTTTATGAAAAGAATGACAACTTACAAAAAATGTTGAAGGTTATTACTGGAGAAACGAAAATTTCTCTCAGAATCGTAGACTGGTTCGCAACAAATTATGCGAAGAAAAACTATACTTTGTATGACATTGTGGACGAGTCTACCGGAAACGTTCGGCGGTTCAAGGTGTATTTAGATTATAAGTTGAAGTTGAAAGCGTATAGTAAACACAAGTTTGACCCGTTTTGTAGATGGGAAAGAATATCCATTCCTTACAAAGATGGAAAATTTATTGAAACCACCATCGGTCAGTTGAATTTTTTCAAGTGGATATTGGAAAATAATGTGATTCAATATATCGAAGAAAATTACGATGATATTGAAAAAGATATGAATAGTCGAAACAGCACGTCGAAACGTAAGGAATCAGTTGAACCTTCTGGAAATAATACCAAGACGAGGAAGAAGAGAGAAGAATTGTCGGTTTCGGCAACCAAAAGTATTAAAAAGGAAATGGTGGAGATTGTTGTAAATTTTAATTAGCAGGGAACCTAGGACCGCTTGGTACACGTCGCGAAAAATAAAAAATGGTAGAACCACTTTTTATTTTTTATGTTTTTTTATTTTTATATATGCTAAGTTGATATAGTTTTAGACTACAGCATTATCCAGCGGGAACCCAGAAAAATTATAACAGTTTTTCATTAAGAAATCTTATTACGGGAAAAGGTAAGGAATTAGAATTCCCCGAAGGGCGGGGAGGGGGTAAGGGGTCGGAGGTCGCAAAGCGACCTCAACCTTATTGCGCTTTGCGCAATGGGGGCAGCAACGCAGTCCGTGGGTTCCCCCTATTAGACTACATAAGACACATCCTCACCACTCTCCAACGTAACAATAAATTCCACCTTGTAGTTGTTTTTTTCTATGATTTTGATTATCTCGCGAATAATGACGGGTGCACTTGCACGGCGAACAGACACATTGACTTTTTCATAATATTCGTATGATTTTTTATCAATTTGACCTTCTTTTACGAGAGTGCTTGACATCATGATTTCCTTCCCAACATCATTAAATAATGCTTGTAAGATTTTGGCGAAAGGTTTTTTCTCAACAATAACTCTTCCATTGTTGAAGTAGAAACGTTTGCATTTTGCGTTTTTGAAATTGTGGTCAAGGAATGTTTTTTTCATAGTTTCGGTCTCTTTTTTATCAAGAATGTTTTCGCGGGCGTCATATGTTTCTTCTAGTGTTTTATTTATTTTTTCTCGCGTGGCTAAACTTTGTTTTAGTTGTTCTAACGCGTCTTCTCGTTGTTTAAGAAGGTTTTCTCTTCTTACTAGTTGTTCTTCTCTTTCTTCTAATTCGTCTTCCCACTCTTCTAAGTCTTCTTCTTTGTCATCCAACTCGTCTTCTCTGTCGTCTAAATCCCTTTTCCTGTCATCCAACTTACGCGCAATCTCATCATTGCGTTGTTTGAGTTCATTTGTCATTGCGTAATTCGTCATCAAGAGAGACGGAAACATTGACGCAAACATATTTGTCTGAAGAATTTGTTGTTCCATTTTGAGTTTGATTTTGATTCGATTCAAAGTTTGTTTTGGTATTTTGAGATTAAATGACATTGATTTACCTCAAATCAATTTTTATTTATAGAACCATTCTTTCTTAGGACGTTTGTAATATTGTGCGCGTTTAAATTGAAAAAAAAATTGAAAAAAAAAATACACAACTAAAATCAATAACTAATAACCAATAATTAACCAAATAATTATGCAAGAAGTTCCAAGAGAGCAGTTACTTCCAGGAAAAGAGTATTATTTGCAAAATTTTGAAAGTGTATTTTTACCTCCAAGGAAACCATATAAAATGATTGCGAAATTTAAAGAGTTAAAACATTACAGAAATTTCGCGTTAGCGTGTTTCTCTAATTTCAGAGAAATTCAACATAGGAATGACCCTCGTTGCGTTCGTTATGTGGAGTTAAATCTTAATTGGAGATTTTATGAAATTGCACGAGACATCGTTCAAAAAAACATGGAGAAACGGGCGTATAACATGGTTATGCGACAAATTACAAGTGATGAGAATTTTATACCAATAGACGTTGTGTAGGCTAGATTTGTTAGCAGGGAACCCAGGACTGCGTAGCTGCCCCTGCGACCCCTCCTGTTAACCGAGTATTATATATTTTTAAGTCTCACTCGAAAAACTGTAATGACATTTTAAACTTTATTTTAAAAATTCTTATAATTTTCTAAAAATAACATTTTTGGGATACTGGTGGATATTGCTGAGATTTGTAATTAGTTCAAAAAAGAGATTAAATAATTTTTAATTAAATAAACATGGGAACTTCTCATTCTTCAATTCAAAAAATTAATTTTGAAGATATGCAAACGGTTTGTAAAACAAAAGACTCCTATGTTGTAATTAACACATTGCCGAGAGAAGAACAAAGTTTTTTAATATTCAATACTTTGAACGCAGATAAAGAAGAACAAGTAATAAACCATTTGCTGAAAGGTAAGGAAGACACAAAAATTATAATTTATGGTCGAAATTCAAACGACGACACCGTGTATAAAAAATATTCTCAGTTACATAGTCTAGGACTACATAATGTGTATGTTTATAGCGGAGGAATTTTTGAATGGATGATGATGCAAGAATTATATGATGACACAGAGTCGTTTCCAACGACAAGCAAATGTGAAGATTTTTTCAAGTTTTTTATGAAATATAAAGCGCCGCAAAAATTGAACGTTCATTTGTTGGAATAGGGGGAACCGGGGGCTGGTTACACTACCCCTTGCCCCCTCCCGCCCTTTGGGGAATTCTAATTCAGTACCTTTTCCCATGATAAGATTTCTTGATGAAAAACTGTTATAATCTTCCTGGGTTCCCTGCTTGGATCGCCATGTTAGATAATTCGTCGGCGCGCTTGTTTTTGTCTCGATACACATGTTGAAAAACGATATTTTCAAATTTATCCTTTAGTTCAGTTGCTAAGT